AGTACTACAAGAGTTTGCCTGATATCATTTTTAGTTGCTAAAGGATCAGTATTATATAACCGCATCATTGGTCGAGTATTTCTATTATATAAGCATAGTTCTTGTAGTACTTCCCATACTGATTGATCATATATAACCCAATCGAATGTTGGATTATGAAGAGGAGCATCTACTAAATCATATGGCAAATAGATATTGTCATCTCTAGGATTATCTTGAGCAAAAGCTATAGATGATATACTACCAAGCAAATTACTTAAAAGAAATCTATCTCCAAAAGTACCTTTTGATTTATTAATATTTTTACCACTAAATCCTTGGGCGATACTATATGGATCTATTTTTCCAAGTTTATCAAGTCCAGGAACCGTGTCTAATATAGCAGAAGCGACATCACCATGACCTTTAACTGTACCCCACATACCAAATTTTTCATGTAAAATTTCATGATTTAATTGTGCGCTATAACTTTGTGCTATGATTTCTACCTGCCCGCCAACGTTCATTTCAATTATTCTACCAACAAACACAGTTGGCAAATCTTGATCGTTAGCAGCATATCCAAGTTTAATCATAATAGATGTGCCAGGCTTAACATCTAAAGTACCAAAGAACACATTGTCATTTTGAACAGGATTAGTTATCATTGGGAAATCTGATTGCTCTCTCATTAAATTCATTCTATCAGTAAGTGTCCCTGTTACATTAGATAATCTAATACGAGCAACTGTGCTAGCTAAATTCTTATTAGAAGTTATCTCTATGGATTGGATTGCGTTGTATGTATAGTAATCATCAAGCTGATTAAATATACCTTTATCCTCTTCAATAAAATATACTTTAAATGTAGGAAACATTCTAAGAGTGGTGCCAGTTTTACCAGTATAAGATCTCATAAAATCGCTAAGAGTTTCAATTCTATGAATCGTGGCTTCTTTTTCTCTAACATTCCAATATTGTAAAAACCTTAAACTAGGTATAGAATTTATAACATCTCTTACTAGGGTCCCATCTTTTCTAGTATGAATCTCATATACAGCGTTGTTTAATCTAATATAAGTAGCAATTTTATTATAGAGATAATTTTTAAGCATCACTACATCTGGCAGATCTACTTTATTTTTAATATTTATGTTTCCGCCTTTTCCTACATCAGGTACAAACTTTTTAGCTTCTTCTCCACTAATATTTTTATTTGCATTATTTAAAATATTAAGTAAATCTTTTTGTAATTCACTAATAGATTCTATGCTTTGTATAAATTTTGTTGCTTGGTCTATAGGAGCATCTTTATTTTTATTATCTTCTTTTTTAGGAGCAGTGCCAGCATTTGATGTTAAAAAATAATTATTTATACTAATATACACGGTATACAATTCAATTAACGCGCGGGCTCTTGCAGCATAAAGAACATTAATACTAAACTGATCTCGATCAGCAATTGAATTAGTTTTAGATTGTAATGCTGCTTCAAACTGGGTTCTCTTTTCTCGCCACTGTCTTTGCTGCGGCGTTTGTGAAAACTCAATAAAAGGAAGTCCGCCTATACCTTTTGGAAAAGGATTAAATTTATCAAATTCTGCTAATTTAGTTTGAATATCATCTTTACTTAAAGACTTTGAAAACGCCGCTTTATTTTCAGCACTTTTCCACTGACCTCCTAGATCAATAAATACACTAGTTTTATACCAGTCTAAAAGTTCATTCATTGAGTCTTCATAATTGCTTTTATTATATACTATGTTTTTAACATTTTCGTGAATAGGATTAGCTGCATTTTGTAGACCTAAAGAATCTTCTATTTCTTTAAATTTTGTTATAGCATCAGCTGTTTCTATTAAACCTGTCATAGTAGTAAGCTTACCAATATTAATAAATCGATCCATTGATTCATTATGATGGTCTCTAATTTCTGCGTCACTAAGTCGGAAATTATATAAATAAAAATCTGGAGTTAATCTTAATAATTGAGTAGCATCAATTTTATCTTCAGTTTGATTCGCAGAAACAAATGGTCTAAAATCAAAATCATTATAACAATTAGTTGCTGTTCTTAATAATCCACGATAAGTAAGTCCTTGTACAGTGTTTGGTAAAAAGCCGCAAGCTAAAAACTTGTTTAAAATAATTGGATCTTTAAAGATTTTATGTGCTAAATCTGTTATTGTACTTTGTCTTATATTTTGAAGAATTTGATCAAAGAATTGTGCAAATTTATCACGAGCGATATCCATTGCTGCTTCTCTACTAGAACTAAGCATTCCTTGTACTATTATACTAAGTAACCCTGCCGCTATTAAAAAGGCAGAGCCAATAGCAGATAACGTTCCACCTGAAACACTAGTTAGTATTAAAAGCGCACCTGTTCCAGTTAGTGACTCGACTCCTGTCGACACTGTAAAATTAGTAGAATTTCTAATACTTTCAAAAACTCCACCCCAAAATTTTTCATCTATATTAATTAAATTTATCATTCCATTAGTTTGATCAGAGTATAATTGTTGAATTATATTCAAATTAAAATCTAATACTTTTTTAAAATTTTCATAGTCTTTTATAATAGAATTTAATCTTCCAGTTCCAATAGTATCAATTTCTCGTATAATTGTACCATTAAGATAATCAGAAATTTCTTTTTGATAAGGAGTTCTATCTTGGTGTGTAACAGCGGAATCAAAACCAGTTATTTGTTTCTTCGTTTCTTCCTTTGGTAAACCAATTATGTTATCTAATCTAGCTTGCTCTACTTTTAGCTCTTGTATTTTTTTAGTAGTTTTTTCATAGTGTGAGTCTCGTATTGCATTAGTTGACCATCTAGTTTTTTCTAATGTTTCAATTTGTGATGTTATATAGGCTCTTTGATTTTTCACATCTTCAATATTTTTGGCTGCCTTCTTTTTTCCTGTTCCCATTATTATATTAATGTGATCGCTAAGAGTTATAGCTTGATTAGAATAAAGATATGACAAAGAATTAAGTGTTTTTATATCTTGTATTTCAGTATATTCTAATGAATCTTTTTCTTTTTCAATATAGTTTTTTATAGTATTAATATCTTCTTCTTTTTTAGAAGTAATTATTGCTCGAATACTTTCTCTAAATTTAGTATTATCATACGATTTATATTTAAAAAGTTTATATGAATCTCCTTCTTTTTCTATACGTAAAAGAAGTTTAGCTATCTCATCCCGCATCGGAACTGCAGAATTTACACTCTCTATAGCGTGATAATCTTGTATAGTAAAGTTAGCTTGAGTCATGTTAACTGTTGTTGACCACGCATTAGGAGAATTTTGAACACTCTCAGAATGAGAAGAATCTAATACTGCGTGTTGAACTCCAAATACTCTAAATATATTTCCGTCTGGCAAGAGAGAACCAGTATCAGTTGTTAATGTGACTCGCGAGTCTAGATAAGTAACTAACTCAGGAGATGTAAATTGAACTAACTTAGCTGAATTATATAATCTATCACTCATAAGCGATAACTTTGATTTTAAATCATCTCCCTTAGATGCAGACTGAATATTAAGATTTAATTTAATATCGTCTGATCCCATATGCTGATAGAATGGATATTTATAAGCAGTAATGTGCATCGGTGTAAACTTATTATTAAATTGTAAACTCCATCCAGTAAGAACATCATTTTTATTATCTATAACTGCCTCTAGCTTTCCTGTGTCTTTGTTTTTTGCTTCTTTTAAAGGAAGACGCGTTGGTATGAAATCAGATTGTCCAGGATCAAAGATTATACCATATTCACTATTAAGATTACTTCTCATTCTATTACCTATAGACTCTAAGAACGCTAGAAATTTTCCTTTTCTAGACTTTGAATCTTTTTCGTCACCCACATTCATCCAATTCCAAATACTTTCCATTGCTTGCTGAATAGTAGTTGTGCTTCCACCTGTATTTAATTTATCATCAAATGATTGATTCCATATTACTTGTCTTAATTTGCCGACTATATCAGCATCTTCCATTTGAGTAAATTCTCCATTAATTAGTTTATTAGCTTGATCTTTGAATTGAAGTAAGTGCGCGGTCGGACTGGCCGAGTTTAATGTTTTTCCTAAAAATTGAAATAGAGTAGTAATCTCTTCAACAGGAGTACCAGCAGTTCCAATTCCGTGTCTACTTAAATAACTTTTTACTATGTTATCCATTTCTCCAAATTCATATGAATATCTTCTATAAAAATCAGAAGTATCATAAAAAGTAAGCATTGTATTTTCTAATAGTTCTTCTGGAGTTTTAATAATAGACAACAAATTTCTAAGCTCTTCCACTTTTGCAAGTTCTTGTTCTTCTCTTTCTTTTCTTATAGTCTTTGCTGCTGCAGAAATATCAGAATCAACATATCTATAACTAAAACCTATTGGAATTTTATTCGCTTCGGCTTTATAATGATGTAAAAAGTTTTCATCCTTAGTAGGTCTAAATGGAGCTAAGTCTACTAAGTTTTGCATATCTGTTTTATCTGGTTTCCCGTGTTCATCTAATACAAACTTTCTTTCTTCAATTAATGATTGATAAAATGCTCTAAAAGGAACACTTTCTTTAAAATTAGTAGAACTATCAATTTGCGGAGCAATTATATCATCAAATTGAGAAGACATAACTCCATTTTCTTGTAGTAGCCTATCTGATTTTTCAATTAGATATTGAAGTTGCCTATCTCTATAGATAAATGCCTGTTGTGCTAGAACATCACCCATTGATTTTAAAGCCAATAAGCCGTTAGACATTACCTTAGAATCAAATGGTAGTAATGTAATTTGTGCTTGTAATGTATTAGGAAATCCTTCTATAGTTGATATCATTATACTTTCAAGGGCGACAGATATATAAGAATCATCTACAGCTATATCTTTAAAAAATTCAACTACATCTATGTTTCTAATTGTAACGAATGGTGTTCTTCTAAACATCGCAAAAATATTTAATAGCTGGTAGTTAATAGAATCTTCATTTGGAAATATAAGATTTAATGATATATCCTTAACCTGTTGCATTGTAGGGATAGCAGGATTTCCATGAGTTCGTAGAGTAGGAAAATATTGATATCCATTTCTTGTAGTAAAAGACATAGCAGTAGGATCTACCATTAAAATAATATCTCCTATCTGCAGGAAGCCTGGATTGTCCTGACTTATAGCGCTATAGTCAGTGTACGGAAATGTTTGTCTATTAGTGCCTTTTTGAGAAGCATTAATTTGAGGATATAATTCATGTGCAATTTTTTGAATGTCTTCTTTAACTTCATCAGAAAGTTCTTTTTCAAACGGAACAAGCGAACTAATACTAGCTAGTTTTGCGGTTGATGCTGACTTCATATCTTCAAATGCAGATTTGTGTTCTTCCGATATATTAGGAAACGTAGTAAAGTCTCCAGCAGAATATGAAAGAATTAAGTAATATCCTGTAGCTCCTGTTCCTTTCGGTTGCACTTCTATAATTCGAGAAGGCTCAAGTTTATCAATTGCTTCTCTCTTTGCATTATCTATGTCAAAAGTTACAGATCTTCCATTATTATGTCTGAATGGAAAAGTTAGTTTATTAAATGCATCATGAAATGCTTTTTTAATAAGTTTAACTTGAACAGCATTGTTCCAATCTATTATTTTTAAAGAGGAATATCCAGTACTTTTGGCTAGATCGCGGTCCTTTTCAAATTGCTGTCTTGTAGTTTTATCTAAATCATACAGTATATATTTAAGCGCTTCTGCAAGATGATTATGATTAACAGGAGAAGTATTTGTTTTTGGAGACGTCATTTATCTGGGTCCTATAGGGCTTGTTGTAAGAGGGTTATCTGTTTCCATTACATGAATTTCAGTTTGTCTATTTGTGGCACTAGAGACAATTGAATCAATTAGCTTTATAAATTCGCGTGGATCTACACCATCAGGAAGATTGATGGTAATATTGGCTTCTATGGCGCTCATAACTTCGATCTCCTCTGTAGGTTAGATGATCCAAAATATCCTATATTACTAGTATAGTTAGTATAAGAACTCGAAGCTCCCCCGCCAAAGTTTCTATATTCGCGCAGTTCACTATGCGATAACCCAAGTAACCCCTTGATTGTACTAGACATTTCTTTAGTAGTATCTGCCTCTCTATCTTTATTTTGCATTTTTATAAAAGCTTGATTTGAAAATGACGCGTTTACCATATCTATTGGTAGTCTTCTATCTAGTTGAACGTTAGTCATAACTCTATTTCTATTACCTCCAACATCGGCTCCTAGATCTATAAACCCATCTAAGGGATTCATAGAATCACTCATTTGATTTGGTCTGATTAGATTAAGTCCTAAAAAGACGGCAGCGCCTATGGCTCCTGCTTTACCCGCTTTTTTAATAGCACTAGAACCTAAATCTGATATATTAAATTTTTTACTAAATTGTTCTCCAAGTTCTTGAATTAAAGGTTTTTGTTGAGCTAACATAGAAGGATCTATATATTGTCCTGCCTCTACTAAATTTCTATATACTGTTCTATTAACAGCATCTTGAAAAGAAAATCTTTCAGATATCATTTCTCCAACAATTGATCCACCTCTTGCGCCCATTGCTCTATTATCATTATTTCTTAATATTGCTGTTTTGGCCCTGTCTCCACCAGTAGCAATATGGGTAGCTAATTCTGTATTATAAAATGCGGACGTAACTTCTTCGGCAAAATATTCTGGTGCTCTACCTTCAAACAATCCTGTAGTTGTATCTGCGTGAGTTTTCATTGAGTCCAGAAACATATCTTTAATAATTTTTCTACCTTCTATACTCGGTGGCATTTTTCCAGCAGTTCCTAATTCTACCATAACTTTGCTTATTTTAGCCGCTGCTTCTTCTGGATTTTTTCCAAACGCCATAATTTGTTGGTTCACATTAGGAAGACCAAAACTTATATTACCAAGAAGAAAATCGGAAACGTGTGGTTTTAATATTTTTCCAGCTTGAGCTATATGATTCATTTTTCTTCCAATCATATTAGTAGCCACACCAATCTGCGTTTTCATTAAAGCGTTATAGCTAGTAATTTTTGCTCTAGATCTAACATAAGATGTAGTTAAAATTTCTGGTTGATCTATAGCTATGTTTTTTGCTAGGGAACTTTTAACCATACGCTGTGCAACGGCCATATGTTTTGTTGATCCATATTCAACTCTCTCTACAGATGGTTCACCAAATTCATCATAATTCACTACATTAAAGGCTCCAAGTCCTGCACCATTAAGTATTCTAGTTGTATTCTTTTTATATACATCTGGTTGAAGTAGTACATTTCTTAATTGTTCGTTATGGTCTGCCATTATATAATGATATGCTTGTTCTCCTTTTAAATTTTTATCAGTAACAGAAAGAGTTTTTAGCATTATAGTAATTTCATCGGCATCATAGTCAACTTTTTGATTTTCTGAATGATATAACGTATATATACCATTTTTATCTATACCTAAAAGTCCTAACATTTCTTCATCTAGGGAGTGAACTCTATTATCTATTACTCCTTTGCTTCCTAGTTGTTCTAAAGGATATCTTAAGTTATATCCTGGTGCTGCCTTACGCCCAGATAAAATTTCTTCTGTTAATGCGCTTCCTTTGCCATTAACTTCTTCTAAATGTTTAGCATATGAAATTGTTTCCCACGTTCCATTTCTTTCTACTCTAATTGGAACACTTTCTAAATGAGATCTAGCCAAAAATACAGTATCAGATTTTGCCATTAATAATGCATCTAACTTACTTGTCTGAGACTCAGTTAAATTTTTCATTGTATTTTTTGCTTCCCAAGCTTTCATTAAAATAACATCTCCTCCTTTAGCTGGACCTATTAATCCCGCAGGAGCAGAAACTTTAGTACCACCAAATAAACTAGTGTGATGTAAATCCACTGCATTTAATATAAGTTGAGTAAATTTTTTACCTAATACTGTTTTTGAAGTTTCAGAATCACCATGATGCTTTATAGCATAATCTAATTTAGTAACTTCACTAAATAATTCTTTAGAAAGATCAGTTAAATCCGTACGTCTATGAAGGTTATTAGTTACTCTATGTGCTATTTGTAAATTTCTGTCAGCAGCAGGAAGAACAATTTGATTCAAATGAACTTGTTTTATCCATTTACCATCAACGTCTTGTTTATTAATAACTTTTTTAACTATTCCGTGTGTTACTCCTTGCGCGTCAGTAGTATCTTTAAGAATATCTTCAAATAAAAGCATAATGTCATCAATTTGAGTAGCAGTTAAGGGAGTTTTTTCATTAGAAAGCTGTTGAATTTTATTATAATCTATAATAAGTCCGTCCTCGAGCCCAGTACTAACTCTATAAACTCCTTCCCCAGTTATATTAGCATATTTTCTAGCCATAGCTATGTCACGTTGAACTTCAGTAGTAGACATCCATTTTTTATTATTAGCTAATGCTGGTGTTATTTTAGATTTTGTTAAATCTTCTATCATTTCATCTATAAGAGAATTAACCTCTTCTTCAGGAATATTATTTAACTTCATCATATCTTTTAACTGCGCTCGAATAGTACCTTCAGTTTGATCAGTAAATACTCTAGAAGGTTCATCTCCTAATGCTATAGTAGAAGATCTATCAAGTAGTTTATTAATATCAGTAAGATTAAGATGTTTGTCTTTGTTCATTAATGCTTTTCCCATAAGCGCATCTTTAAAGTGTTTTAGTTTGTTAAACGCCTCACGATATTCCATATTATAATTGTATCTTTGATTTCTTTCTAGCTCTAGTATCGTTGAGTGAGTAAGGGTTTTAGATCGTTTTAAATTCTGTAAAATAGGTCCTCTTATTTTGCCTTCTGAGTGACGAATAGCTTTACCTTCATTAATTCCAGATATAACTCCAGTATCAGAGCCATACATTCCTAGCATTATATTTTTATGATTTCCTTTACTTGGAGTGTCCCCACTAGGAGTTCTAAATTCATATAACTTAGCTCCAAATTCTTTAGGTAAAAGAAGCGCAGTTTTAATAATTCGAGTATCTGTAATAATTTTATTTCTTCCTTCAGGAGTAAAATGTTTGAATAGCATACCTATTTCAGATGAAGAATCATTTATATCTTTAAATTCTTCTGCTATCTCTTTTGTTATTATACCATTTAAAAATTTTCTACCATCAGCAATTGTTTTTTGAGCAGTCCCTTTCCATCCAACCCAGTGCTCATAATATCCACGCGCAAGATCTTCAGCATTTCCCCACGCCTGCCCAGATTTTTTAACATAATCTAATAGTTCGATAAAGCCCATATGAGAATTACCAATATATTTGGCTATCTCTGCTTTTTCTATAGCAGAGGTGGCATTTTTAAAATTACCTTTTGGAGCAGCCATTGTATTTTTTATCATTTGATTTCCAGTAAAAGTGGCCTGAAGTTTAAGCGCTAGATCATCTAGATGTTGCTGTGCTATTTTTCCTTCTGCTCCACCATCTGCAACTTTACGTCTAAAGTTATCAATAGCTGTTTGAGTTATAATTGTTTGTGCCGCACCACCATATCCTTTTTCAATAAAGTCTCCAGTTCCCCATACATTTGCGCCATAAGCCATATTGTCTGATATAGTAGGAACCGCTTTCATTCCATGAGATCTATACATTGCATATTGAACTTTATCTAATGAACTAAGAAATTCAATTTGCGCTTTAATAACTGGAGCGCCTTTAGGATTAATTATACTTTCTTCTACAGAAACTCCAATGATCTTTCCACCAAGTTCAGCTTTAGCTATCCTTACTCCAAAGTCTCCTTCTGCTAAACCCATTGAACTATTAGGTTTTATTTCTAAGTTGGAATATGCACTAGTAGAAACCACTCGTTTCCCTGCTTGTTCAAAATCTTCCCAAGTTGGGACCGCCCCTGTACCATTAGTTCTTTTTTGTGCTATGGCTACCGCTTCCGAATATATACTTTTTCTAAATTCTCGTAAAGTATTAGAAAGAACTGGCATTCCATTAAACGTTATATCAGTAAGATCTATATGTTTTATTCCTCCTACGTTAATTTGCTTTGCTGTGCTTTCAGAAATATTAACCATACCTTCTCTACCAGCCCATGAATTAGAAATAAAAAAATGTTTAAGTGTAACTGATTTAGAAAACGCTTCCGTATTATCTCCTGCACTTCTAAAATAGTTATCAGTCAAATGATGAAAATCTGTAATAAATGGATTTTTTAATGCCATTCTATCTACGCCTGGAATCATTCCTTTTTGTAGTGAAGATTTATATTTTCTATTAAGAGATAAATCCATAACTCCTCTATATAATTGGTCCCACTGTTTATTACCAGGAACGTTAGGATTAGTCAGCATCATCGGAAGATCAAGCATAGAAAGTATACCTTTAGAAGTCATATTAGAAGTAGACAAACCAACGTGGCCTCCGACGTGGCCATATTGAGTTTTTTCTGATTGAAGAATTCCTAATATTTCTGTTTCTTGATCTAGACTTAACGGCCCTGTTCCCATTGCAGCGAAACGCCCTAGTTCACTTAGATGCGCAGTAGAAAAATGACTTGCTCCACTTTCTGCTTCACTTATCCATTTTGATAAAAGTGCAAATCCACCTATGTTATCTACGTCTGGACTTTCATGTGCTCGGGCTGCAAATAGATCTTTAATTTTTTGTTCCATCTCAGCTGAAAAATCAAGTAAGGAATAACCATTAACTTTTGCTTTTCGTACACTATCAAAGAACGCTTTTGATCCTCCTTGTACATCAATATCTACGTTTGATGGCATTCCTACTTCTCCAAGTAATTTTTGAAGTAAGGATTTTAAGCCTAGATTATTTTTACCATAGGTTGATGCTTTTCTCCAATATGCAATAGAGTGAAGATCAATATGTGGAGCGAGACGTCGTATCTTAGCATATTCAATTGGGGCGTGCCGTTCTAAAAAACGTAAGTCGAATTGAGTACCGTTCTTAGTAATAAAAAATACATCACTTCCATCGTCTGCAGCTTGTTCTATTTTACTAATTATGTTTTTTGCAACTTTTCTAAGATACTCATCATTACTTAAAGATCTATAGTTATTATTCGCAGCTTTATTTTTTATATATTTTGCAAAAGCGGCTTTAGCTGTTTCATCATCTGCGCCAGGCATCTGTAATAAGCGCTTTATCCATTCTATATTTGATTCTGATCCGCCTTCCCAACCATTATTTGTATTAAAATATTTTATAACGTGATCACTAACCATATTTTCTGTATTAGTAACGACGTGCCCTTTAGCACTAAATTCGATAGTAGATACACTTGATGTATGAACTTGTGTTTTTGGATCTGATGCTTGTGCTGATGGTCCTAAATTTCCAAAACCAAGTGTTTCTAAGTCAAACCCTATTCCTACTGCTTTACGTCCAAGTCTTTTAGCTTCAACTATTTTTTTCATGTTTTTTGCAGATTGAACGGCGTCTCTAATATACTGTTTCATTGCAATATTTTTTCCAGGAGCAGACTTAGTTAAACCAAATAGTCCATCGTTACGCACAGCAAGCAATTTCATTATATCTCTTTTTTCTCCAACTTTAGCAGGCAGTAGCTGAACTTGATTCATAATTATATTTTGCATTTGTTTAATAGCGCCAGCTGGATTATCTGCTAACTTATTAGCAAAAGAAGAATCTAATAACAATGTTATCTTTCTAAGAATATCTTGCGTCTTATTTATAGTTAATGCTTTATCTGGTCTAAGACCAAGTTCATCTCCAACAAAAAAGAAAGCATCATAGCGCGGTGTGGCGCTTCGAGTTTTTCCAGGCATATATCCATCTCGTGAAATAGGTATAGCTATCCTATGTGATTTTTCTTGTCCTTCTAATGTTAAATTCATTATAGCATATTGAGCATCGCCATGATGTTCTAAGAATAAATTTGCACTTTTTATTGGAGAAGTAGCATCATCTGTTAATCTACTTAACGTATTAGCTAGGTCTTTAAAATGACCAGTATAATCAAATTGTCCAATTTGATCAAACATTTTATTCCCAGTATTTTTAAATTTATGAGATTTAGACATCCATCGATTTTTACCTTCTAACAATCCTGCTTTATTTTCTGCTATTAGATCAAAGCTGGTAGTACCTTGTCTAGATCCAACTGTTCCACCATAAGATTTTGTTGCTCTAAGTTTTGCTTCTGCTAAAGCAGATGAATCAAATTTTCCATTTTGTATAAAATCTTTAAATTGTGTTGTAGTAGTTATACTTGTAGATAAGTTTTGTCGCTGCCCTTCTTTCCAAAAAGTTCGTGCTACCTTTTTAATATTCATTCTATATAGTTTGGCATATTCAGCAGAATTTATTAGATAATAAGTATGAATATCTCTTAGTTGAGAAGAATTTTTATCTCCTATTGATCTAAGAATTTTATCATATGAAAAAGTTGGTCCACTTTGTTCGCTTAAATATGGTTGGCGAGATAGAAAATCTAATAAAGTTTCGTGTCTTAACTGATCAAAATATGTAGATCTATTTGTAAAATTTTCTCCTAGTCCATCTCCAAGAAGTTGAGCTTTACTATGCATCTTATAACCACCAAATTGATCAGCGGAATCATTTTTAAGACTTGGATTTGGATCTAATATACGTGCCCCGCGTTTAAGAATAGCATTTTCTGTGGATGTTACAGATTTAATAATGCTCTGTTCGGTTCTCATATTAGGAAAAGCAACCTCAGCTGGCGAATTAATAAGTTTAGATTTAACAATTGTACTCATATCTGCTTCTGAATGAGTAAAATCGAAACTATCTCTTGACATTTTTTCTAGTTGCTTTGTTGCTTCTTGGAATGTCTGTTCTTTTTTAATAGATTCAATAATTCTGCCAGTTGGCCCCTTTACCTTAGTGATACCAAATGCTAATCCCCCAATAATACCAGCATTAATACTAGCACGAAGCCACCATGATTCTTTATGATCTATATCTTTATTAAATTTTTCTTCCATATTACATCCATTTATTTCTATTGTATAGAGCATCTGTTATTGCTCTGCTTCTATCTCTTTTGATAATTACATTAATTATATTATTTCCATTGCTATGAGTATTTAAATTAACACTTGCTGTGCTTTTTATGCCCTGTTGATTTAATTGATTAATAATAGCAGACCTAATTTGTCCTTGATTAAGATTATGATTAGTAGGTCCAGGTTCACTAAGTTGATTCATAGTAGATGCGTGTATTTCATTTTGATATTTCGACATTCTATACTGTTGTTTATTCCATCCTAAACCAAACTCGTGCGCATCGAATCCTTGAGATTCTAATGTTTTAAGTTTAATATCTTCAAGTTCTACATTTGGATCAAAAACTGCTGCATCAAATTGATATTGTGGCCCGCCCTTAGCTAAAGTTGCACTATTATTATAATTTATTTCTCTGGTTTCATCTGCTTGATCTATTCTTCCCCATTGTGTACGAAGAGCATTTCCTAAATTACTAGGAATATATCCTAATATTTCATTTCTTTTTTGAGGATCTCTTTCTTTTAACCATGCTTCTATATATGGTTTTTCAGTAACAGATGTTCCTCTAAATAAATTAGCGACGCTTCCTTCTTCTCCTTGATTAAAAGAAGTTAAAGTTGCTTGACTCATTGTATTAAAATGTTCAGAAGTTAAACCATTTGATAACATAGATAGTCTTTGATTTTTTTCATACTTAGCTGCATCAAAATACGCTTCTATATCTCGCTGTCTATTAACTATACCTGGTATATATTCTGTATTTGTCACGTCTCTATACATACCGTGAACTGTTCCATATCCTGCTCCAACGGCGCCTCCTAAAACAGCACCTATGCCTCCTCCGCCTAAAACATATCCAGCAGTAGCCCATCCTAATGCTCCTGTAAATGGATCTCTTTTACCAGCCAATCCTCTACCTAATGGCTCGAGCCATCCTCTAACTGGTTCGTCCCAAGGTTTAAATTCTTTTCCATATAATCTGCTAAGCTTATAATGTTCCAAAGGATCTTTCACACTCCATAATTTATTTACTACAAAGAAATTAGTATTAGTGAATTTTTCCCAAAGCGAACCAATGATGCGTTCTGCTATTGGATATTCTGCTGCGGGTTTTATATCTTCATTAATAGATTGAATATTTCTTTCAGTATCAGGATTCATTACTTTACCAGCAAATCTTAAAGGATAGAGTTCGTATTTTCTTATACGAGTTTGTCTATTTTTAAGAGCATTCTTATACTTAGTAATTTGTTTTTCCGTAAACATCCCAGACTTAATTTGACGTTCAACTACTAGTTTTGCTTCTTTATATTCTTTAGATGTAGGAGCAACATCGGATAGAATATTTAATCTATCTAACCACGAATAAGAATATCCATATTTGTCTCCAACTCCTTGTTGCATCATATCTGCCGCTACTTGTCTTGCTTTTTGAAGTTTGGCTAAATCTTTTTCCCATCGAGATTTACTATAGCTAACATCATATGTTTTTACCATTGCTGGATTATCACGTTGTATATACATTATAGTTCCGTCATATATTTTTAATTGTTTTAAATAAAAATTAAGCTGGCCTACATGTTGATATTTTGGACCATCCAGTTTTTCAAAACCTACAGAATTAATTGTTTTTATTTCAAGCGCGCGTCTGCCTCCTCCTCCTTGACCGTCTTTGATAATAGCATCAACGTGTCCCGTGATATCATTTCTTTCATCGACAACAAAATTTTCAGCAGAAACTAATAACCCTTCAGCAGCTAAATGATCTTGTATTTGTTTGTGCATAAGAGTTCCAGTTTCCATAATATCATATTGTTCTTTAAGCGCTGGAGGAAGGAGACCAGTAAAATACTGAACAATATGTTCAATGTCTCCACCAACCAAAGATGCTCGTCCAGGCATATCTTGTCTAATATTAGTATGAGTAGCTTGGTATGCAGAATTATGCATTAAGAATGAAGTTGTATAATTATGAACAGATTTTACTTCATAGTCATAAACTATACCACTATATTTTAGTTTTTTAATATTTCTGATTTTTATTAAAAATCTATCTTTTAATTCTATATATGTTTTTGATTTTGATTCTGAAATACAATCTATATTCTTATATTTAAGATATCTATTTATTTTTTCAATAGGTACCTTAGTTAAAAATATATCTTTATTTTTTTCTCGTATAGAATATGGTATATTTTCTTGCAATAATAGAAGTGGTAATTGATAACTATATTTATATTTTTTAGAATGTGTTAATATTATATTTTCTTTGGATACAGTAGCATCTCCATCAAATAATCCAGCTAATAGGTATTTGTTATTAGCAAATTTAGGTTGAAGTTTTTTAGAAGATGAATATCCAAAAAGTTCTGAAATAACTAGCCCAAATATAACGGATCCTATTTCAAACGTATAATAGTTTCCATGTTTTGATTTGGATATGCGAGCGTTAATATTATATTTTATATTCAACCAGTCTTTAAATTCATTTAAAATATCGATTTCATCTAAAGAACATGTTAATGAAATGCCAGATACCTTACCTCTAGATAGCTTAACAGAACCTTCTGCTAAATAATATCCAACAAAATACATAAATGTCTCGTCTAGTTCTATGTTTTTTGGAAAATTTATTGACTTATTATTAAAACATTTTTTACCATTTAAAACTCGAGTATATCTAAATTTATCATTACTATCAAGTTCTATACCAAATTTACCAACTATGTCCTTTGTTTTTATATTAGTTATTTCTTTTGATTTATTAACCTTTGGTAATACAAGATAATCTCCTTTTTCTAATTGTTCTGTTGGAATCCACTCATAACTGTAGTCAAGGTAATTCTTACAATTTTTACAAAATGATTTATCACTAAATGGTTTACATGGTCGTTTGCATTTATTTTCATTTGCGTAATATTTACATTTTTTTGTTTTAATTGCTAATATATGATGATTTCCAGTAACAGATACTGGTAAACCAGAATAAGCATCTATTTCAAAAATTTCTTCATTTTTAAAACTAGGGATTACATGATTAACTTTTTTATAACCTTTAAGGGTTAAAAGTTTGTCACTTGTAGATATATCCTTGGCGTATTTTAATCCATCTTCAGATAAAACATATGTATTAGGTAAAATACATCCTGGTAATCTGAGTTCTCCTTTCATTATCTTGGTATAAGGATCACCTGTAAGAAATTGAGGACTTAACCAGTTTGGCATCATATTAGGAATTGGATTTAATCCATAACGGGCATATTCTTGTTTTTCTATCAATCTTCTAACTGGTTCAGTTATAATGCCCATTCCACCAAGATTCATATCATAATATGACCTAGCCATTGATGATATTCGTCCTGCAGTTTCTAATGTAGGTATTACTTTTGGAGCACCAATGGCTTTTTCCATTACTGAACGAGCTAAAAATCCTTGTAATCCAGCAGCGTTAGTCGCTTCCATTAAGAACTGTCTAGCTGATGTGTCTGCCCAATTTCTATTACCTCCATAAACCCAGTTCCCTTCCATCGTGCTTCTTCCACCAAGAGATCGTACTGAAGAAGATCCGTTATTCATCATCCTTTCCTGCTCTTGAATAGTAGGTGGAGGATTTTTAAATGGATATGTAGTATTAGAAGTTTCTTTTTCCCAGTCATTAGCAAGAAAATTACTATGCATTGTTTTCTTAGGTTTTATAATTCTTCCTAATGTTGGCGCTATTAGTTTTCCAAAAATAGGAATCTCAGATAAAGCGTCTCCAGTTTCGGGATATGGTCTATCAAAATAATGAAGCCGTTCCATATAATATGGATCTATTACATCTCCAATATTTGCACCAATTAAAGGAATAGGTTCATGAATCAATTTTCTAAATGCTGAACCGTACATTGTCTCAGTTTCTTTCCATCTCGATTTAGCTCTAACGTACCAGTTAGGAGTAAATCCTTCAACTTTAGAACCTTCCCACGGCGTACTTCCTAATAACCAAGTAGGAGATTTCATCATAGGAACAGTTTCTCTACCAGAATATATTTCTTTTAGTTCTTCATAACTTTTAGATGCATCTGGAAGATACGGATTAGCTA